AGGACCACCCACGAGGACTGCTTACGCAGAACGGCGCCGGTCGTTGCGTCATAAGACGTAACATCAAGCCGGGCCATATGGGACTCCCGCGACGCACCACGCGTAGCGGGAACCGAGTGCTTGATCGTCAATGCATAGTCATCATTCCCGTCCTCCAAGAAATAGGAGGACTGGTAAGGTTCCGAGTCGTTAATTCTGACAAGGACTTTGTTGACGGCATTAACAGCGAGAGTAATGGTGGAACCGAGCATGTGCGTACTTTCAGTGTGTTTTCACTCCGAAGACATTCCGAAGTGACGTATGTGTGCCCTCCGCGAGATGCGGATGGTCGCTAGTGAGAGGAGAATGGACACCTGGCTGAATGTTAAATAAGGCATTCGCCAGATAGGTAGTCCAAACAGGATGGGGTTGCGGCGAATCTTTACCGTAGCCCTCCCATTGGGTGTGCGAGGTGTGACTGTGAAGCCACTCCTCACAAATGGAAACATCATTGTCATGTCATAGGTGGTGCTGTACATTAAGTTCAGCGCCACCCACTGCCATTTCAACCCTCCACGATAGGCGGCCAGAAGGTCACCTGTAGTAGAGAACCAATCGATCAGCCAAGACCAGGGAACGAGTTCCCACAGTTGCTTGGCTGTGATGGTGTGTAATCCATATGATATAGCAGCCGAGAGGTCTTTAATTTCCCTCTCAGTCAAGGGGCATTGTAACTTTGCCCTTGCCGTGAACCAGTAAGTCCTGGTAGCATGGCTGGTGACGTAGGCAACATTTGTTGACGTTTGATTGTCAGCAAGTGGGTCCCACGGCACTTGAGCTGGTGCTATACCATCCCATTCCTCTTCCGTTAACTTGCGCTTAATGCGCTTGTACCCGGACGATAACTCGCGAAGATATTTCTCTCTCCTGTCAACGATTTCGACAAAGTTAAAGAGTTTTACCAGATCAGAGATGATCGGTCTAATTCCAAACTGAGCGACAACGTTGGCTTTTGCGGCATGTTTTCTTGACCCTGGTAATTTGGCCAAGATTTCCGTGCCGTCCTTCAAGAGCCCCGGTAACTCCCGGAGTTCGAGCAAGCTGACGCCTATATCGGCGTCAGGCCTGTTGGGGTTCATATTCGCAAGTGCCATTTGCGTCAATGCGATGTCGCTTAGCGGATCCCGACCAAACCAGTTGGAATACGCGAACGGTTCACGCATTAAGTTCATGACACCAGGACTTAGCGGAACGTTCACCGACTGATAGTCGAAGAAGCCCGACAAGTTGCGAGTACCAGAGAGAGAGACCCTTGGACAAGTCCCTTTGCTGATCTGCATAGGGAATCTGCCCAAGGCGTGCCAACCGAATCCTCGCAATACTCCCGTGACATGTCACCACTAGTGATGATAGTGGTCTCGGGAGGAAAATACGTAGGGTAAGGCGGGCACGTCCGTATAACGGATCCCGAATAAGTACCACGCAAGGTACGTGATCTCATACGGGCAATGCGAGTCATCAATTCTAGCTTTCGTAATGGGTCCTTGATTGGACGATATCTCTATCGCGGTAG